CCGTTCGGTGGCGGTTCGGCGGTTGCTCCGTCGATCACCTTCGGTCGGACCAAGGCTTCTGGTGCTCGCACCACGGTTTCGCCATACGATGGCGGTACCATTGGTACGGCTGCTGCACCGGGGTACCTCTCCCCCACGACTATCAAGGATGCGGTTGAGACCCTCGCTGCGGAGAACATTCCGCGACTGGGTGACACCTACGTCTGCTTCGTTCACCCGTCGCAGAGCCGCTCCCTGCGTGATTGGCCCGAGTTCATTGAGGTCACGAAGTACGCCGCACCCGGTAACTTCATGCTTGGTGAGATCGGTCGCCTCTACGACGTGGTCTTTATTGAGACCACTCAGGTCACGAAGGGCCTTGACGGTACTGCCGCAGGTTCGGCGCTCTCAGCCCTCGCTGGGTTGGACACCGATGGTGCTTCTGGCCTTCAGGAGAACGCCAACGCTTACAACGCCGTTATGATCGGTGACAACGCTTTCGGTCAGGCCATTGCCCTGCCGGTTGAGTTGCGCGACGGTGGCGTGATCGACTTCGGTCGTGAGCATGGCCTCGCTTGGTATGCCATCTGGGGCTTTGGTGTCATCACCAGTGAGTCCCGAGTCATCATCAACACCCTTGGTGGTGCAATCGCCTAGTTGCGATTTGGTATAGTGTTGTGGGGGGTTGGGGCCTACGAGCCCCGCCCCCCCGCTACACACCCGTCGGAAAGGTTTAACACAATATGTCAGACGAAATCGAAGTAGAAGAAGTAACACCGCCAGCCCCCAAGAAGGCCCCGGCCAAGAAGGCTAAGGCCAAGAAGACTGTTGCCGAGGTACCTTCAGTTGTTGAGGAGGAGCCGGTAGCAGAGGTGGTTGCAGAAACCGTCACCGTAGAGGCTGAGACGAAGCGTGCTCGTGTCAAGGGAACTTGGCGCATGTACTTCTCGGGCCAGTCCTACGACTTTACCGATGGGGAGTCCTATGACCTCCCGCCAGACCTCTATGCCTATCTGCGTGGGAGCGGAAACATCTACGACACTCTCGCATGAGGTAACACATGGCCTTCACGATTCCGAACCGGCCAGATACCACTGACGCCGATCAGGCAGAACCAGACAAGGGTGACTTCCAATCCCTTGGTTACCAGAAGTCGGGAGTGCTTAGTGGTGGTGTTGTAACAAACACTGCTACTAATACCGTCACTGCCTCTGCGGTGAGCGGTTACCTCAATGGTGAGTACTTTAATATCACAGCAGACACTGTTATTTCTATGTCTGCTCCGGCTACGGGTAACGCCAAGTTCGTCCTGATTAACGTACAGAAATCAGGGGGAGTCTTCAGTGTGTACGCCATACAGGGTACCACTGCTAACAACGGGATGAGCGCATCAAATGCTCGGTTCCCCGACTTTGACAGCACCACCGATATGCTTCTGGCGGCTGTCTACTACGCTTCCGGTGACACAGGCATAAACGCTGCTGCCATCGTTGACAAGCGCGTGTTCGTTCTCCCACAGGCTAATCCAACCGTAGTCACATCGACGCCCGGTTCTGCCGTTGGGACTATTGGTGAGATACGCATTGACTCTAACCTGACCCCGGCTACTGGGCAGACCAGAATCTACGTAAAGACGGACGCCACAACGTGGACCAACCTAGGAACACCCCAGACAGGGGTTAGTTCTGAAGAGGTGCAGGACATTGTTGGTGCGATGTTCACCACTGATGCTTCCCACAGTGGAATCTCAGCCGTCTACGATGACGCTGGTGGTGGTCTTGACCTAACTGGAGCCTCATCGTGGAACCTCACGGTTGCTGGCAGCACCGAGAATGTTACGGACTCTGAGACGGTAACGATAAACGTATCCAGTGACGCTGAGATCAGTCTGTCCCATAGCAATGGCACGATCACGATTAATGATGAGTGGCCCCGCATCAGGACGGTAACTGACGCGGGCACAACCAATACTAAACCAGCACACTACATCTACTCCGATCCGTGGGGCCAGACATCACCCGGCTTCGGTGGTCCTTCTGGAACAGGTCAGTTCATATATACACGTCTACAGGTTGCTGACCTTAATCCAATGGTTAACAGCATTTATTCCTGTGGTAGCAACTCTTACAAGTGGAGCAACTCATATGTGCATTACACCTCCTACGCTACCTCGTTTAATGGTTGGTCTGACCGTAACTTGAAGATGAACTTCGGGGCTGCGCCCGGTTTGGACTTTGTTAAGGGGCTTGCTCCGGTGGCATTCAGTTGGAAGGAACCTACTCTAGGGGACTCTTGGGGCTTCGTAGCACAGGACGTTGAGGCTCTGTGTGACGCACAGTCCCTGTCCTCTGATGTCCTCGTGGACACTGTGGAAGATGGCACTAAGTACTTGAATTACATGACCATAGTTGCTCCGGTAGTCAAGGCTATTCAGGAACTGGCTACACGGGTGGAGGCCCTTGAGAATGGCTGACCTCCCCAAGCCTGACAATACCTATTCTAATGTACACGTAACATCAGTACGTCGCATCACCCCTGCTCGCATTAGCGACAAGTTTCCCGCTGTAAACCAACCCGGACAGGACTCCGTACCCGGAACAGACTCGGCCAGTTAGTAGTACAATGGTGCTATGGCTGCGCTGACTGACGTTGAAACTACGGCTAGGAACTACCTGCGGGACTTCCCTCGGTTCTTCCAGTTAGACTTTGACGCCACGGGGCGCACCTTTGACCTAGGTCATCCCAATATAGATTCAACGAAACTGTGGGTAGCAACATATGTTAGTGGCACGACGACGGAACTTACTACTAGTCAGTACGACATTGACGATAGGAATGGTTTGCTACGTCTGGGTGTGGCTCAGGCATCTGGCACGAAACTTCTGGTAGAGGGTTACCACTTTGAGTGGCTCCTCCCCGCAGACCTGACCTTCTACGCCAAACTGGCCTTGAACCAGCACATGCACAATCTGGACATGGACAAGGAGCAGTTGTCGGCGGTAGTCAAGGATGTTATTGGTGTTGACGCCATGATTGAGTCCCTCTGGGGACTTATGACTGAGTACAGCAGGGACATCGACGTTACTACCTCTGAGGCTGTCCACATCCCTGCCTCCCAGCGTTTCCGCATGATTCAGCAGTTGCTGACGTATTGGACCGCAGAGTACGAGAAGAAGGCCCGTGCCCTCAACATCGGTCTGGATCGCATTGAGGTCTTTAATCTGCGTCGTACCTCCCGTACCACCAACAGGTTGGTGCCCATCCAGAAGTCCCGCGAGTTGGGTGACTACGGCCCGATTGAGCGCATCTACTCACCGATTGACGATGGTGAGATTGTCATTGCTGAGGAGCAGGACGATCTACGCACCGACGTGTTCATCGACGGTGATCCTCCTGAAGGGTATGTCTCAGGCGTTAGGTACTTGTAATGACCAATGTGCGTCGTGAGGCAGACCACATTTGGGACACCTACCGGAGGTACCACCGTGAAACGGGGGAGTCACTCGTCTGGTATGAGTTGCAGCCCTTCGGGGACACAGCAGCCACTGACAGTCTGTACGACGATGTGTACGACGAGGGTCTGTCATCTACAGGGGGCTTGCGCTATCAGACCGGCATTGTCCTTCCGTTAGTACAGATACAGGAGACCGAGGATACCAAGAGGTCTCAGGCCGACGGTCGTCTCGTCGTTCAGACTGCCATCGGGGTCCTCTCAGTCAAGGATATGCGAGATGCTGGTATTAGTGACGTTACGGAGTACCGCAAGCATCTCAACGATATGTTCTTCTACGATGGTAGGTACTACGGAGTGACTGGCTACCGGTCCCGTGGACGAGTTAAAGACGAACTCATTATCGGGTTTGAGGGCATGGAAAAGTACGTGGATCAAGAGTTCGTGAATGACCCCGGCCCTGCCACAATCGCTGAAAACACCTACGCTTGGCCTGCTACTCTCCCAGCCTAAATGGTGTATCATTAGTACAGGACTTAGCGAGCGCTAGGACCTCTCAGATGCCCAGAGTACGTAAGGAGAACGTATGGCTCAGTTTAATGCCCCGTTCTCAACGGCCTCTGGAGCACCCCAAGGCTCTCCCAGCCTGATCGAAGGCATCCCATCAGTCTTACAGTACGCTGAGGCTGTCATCCAAGCCCTACCTGTCACTTACTTCACGGCTGTCAACGCTGCCCTAAACGAGCACGTAGAGGCTACTCGTAAGAAGTTGGAACACGATGACGATTACAGAGACCTCTCTGGGTACTACGATGTGTCAGGGGTAGTTGAAGACGACGGAATAGCAATGGAGTTCGGGTTCTATGGAGTACCCAGCAACTTGGAGGGCTTGGTCTCCCGACTTGAGTACGGGGACGCAACTCACCCCGCACGAGCCTTTGTACGGCGTACTGTTTACAAGGACTTTGAGGACATTGCTGAGGACATCAGCACCAAGACGAACGTAGCACTCGCTACGGATACTGACTATGCCTGATCGCTCCGGGTTCCTACTGGCTGAAGATCAGGCCATGAAGACTAAGTTCTCTGGTATCCAGTTGGTTGACGACCGAGACAGTACTCGTGATGTGTCTGTGTTCTTCCGGTACCCCGAGGGGGAGACTGAGAAGAAGTTTCCGTTCATCACGCTGGAGATGCTTGACATCACTCACGCCACTGTGCGCCAGCACTCTGATCAGAATATCTACTCGTATGTTTCTGATAGCCCTCCAGCGGGACAGCCGTCCGGGCACTACAGCACTAATGGCCCAGCCTCCTTCGCTTATTGGCCCAACACTACTACTGACGTGAGTACTCTGACGTTGGAGAGTAACAACGCGGGAACCCAGCCGTTTGTTACCTCCTTGGAGCATATTCCTGTTGATCTGCTGTATCAGGTCACCACGTTTACTCGCTCGGCACTACATGACCGCGCTCTGCAATCACACATCCTGACCAAGGTTGCTCCGTTTAGGCGGGGGTTTCTTGACGTTGGGATCGACGGCACCCAGCGCCATATGGCTCTGATGGACTGGCGTAGTGCAGACATGCTTGATGAAGAAGCAGGATTTAAGAAGAGGGTATTCAGAAAGGTGTACACCCTTTCTGTAACATCCGAGATACCAGCCTCTGCTTTGACAGGTGTTGGGCAGGTAACTACACCAGCCGAGATCATTTTCAAGGACAAGATTGAACTAGATGTCCTGTCTTAAAACCGTAACCCACCGTTAAGGAGAAACCGTAATGCCATCCTATTCACGCCCCGGCGTATACGTCAACGAGGCCCCGCTAAAAGCCGTCGTTGAGAATCGCCCCGGTCGAACCACAGCGTCCTTTGTTGGACAAACCACACGGGGACCCATCGGGAAGCCCGTGCTGATTAACTCGTGGAACTCCTTTGTGAGTGTCTACGGGGACATCAACGCCTCATACGAACTTGGTTACTCTGTTTACCAGTTCTTTTCCAATGGAGGAGTTGAGTGCTACGTAGTTCGTGTGCTCACCAACGCCTCTACGGCGAACACCGCTTCGTCGCTAGCGCTTACTCACGGCAGCAGCCAGTCACTGTTTACGGCTACATCAAAGTTGGCTGGTGCTGACGGCGACAACATTACTATTGTTGCTACCAAGAACTCATCTAACCCGGACAGCAGCACCACTGGTGGTTCAGGTATCTTGGATGTGACTGTCAAGTACAAGGGCGTTACCAAGGAGACCTTTACCGGCCTGACCTTCTCCAACAACACTGGTGCAACGTCGGCTACAATAAAAGTCAACGACGCTGTCACGGGGTCGCAGTACATTACAGTGTCGGCACAGCCCACAGACTCCAACGTCACGGGTGCTAAGTTCAACACCGCCTTTACCAGTGATGTGACCTACACCTTGGCTAGTGGGGCCACCAATGGTGTGGCTGCCAAGGCCGTAGGGTACGTCCAAGGCACCACCGCCAACGTAGCAGCCAACCACTTCCTACTCACTGCTGAGAACGCTGGTGCGTGGAGTAACGGTCTGACTGTAGAGATTTCAGACGGTCTTGAAGGAGCCACCGCAACGTCGTATGGCACGTTCACGATGATCGTCAAACTGGACGGTGCTGAGAAGGAGAGGTGGACTGAGATTTCCCTTGACTCCACCAACAACCGTTACGTCCTAAGTATTCTGAACAACTACTCAGACTACCTTAGGGTTTCCAGCGTGGTGACTCCAGACAAGGCCACCAACACCAAGGTCACCGCTGGCACGTACTCCCTCGTTGGGGGCTCTGACGGTACAGCAGTTGTGGCTTCTGACTACACCACGAATATCGCCTACTTGGATCAGGTAACCGGTGACTTGCTCATCAACCTGCCGGGGGTGTCTGGCACGTCTGAGGTAAACGCTGCTATCTCTTATGCGTCTACCCGTGGGACAGGATTCGTGATTATTGATCCTGACACCACCAAGAC